TACACCCGCCTCTCCAAAACTTACCGTTTTTTCTAAAAAACTCTTCTGTTTTTGGAAACTCTAATTTACAACAAGTACACTCTTTTGTTTCCATACCATATATAAATTAAAATGCCTTCCCAAAATTGGAAAAGGTCTGAAATTTTCCGCATTCAAAAAGGCTAAATTGTTAAGTTACCAAAGTTTCAGACCGCAACTATTTTACAAATATAAGTAAAAAAAGTATATCAAAAAAATATTACTGTATTATATATATATGAGAATATACGAACTTATATTATCGGATGAAAATTTGCAAGGCGTGGACTGTATTTCAGTTGTTGGCGAGCCAGCTATGAAGTCAAGTTTTATAGCACTTTCAAAGCAATTTGTATTTAAAGAAGTGGACAAAAAGAAACTTACTTTAATGGGCGTGATAATGAAACCCAATAAGAAAATTTACAGATTTGATAATGAAACTAAAGAAGAGTACGAAGTATTTTTTTCAGCGGATACAATAAAAAGAGTTTCACAACTTTATTTTAAAAACGGCAATCACAAAACTTTCAATTTAGAGCATAATTCAGATGACAAATTGCAGGGGTATTTAACAGAAAGTTGGATAGTTGAAGATGTTGAAAAAGATAAATCGTCTATTTATAATTTAGGTGCTGAAGTTGGCGATTGGGTTGGCACTTTGAAATTTGATAGTGAGGACGAATACAATAAAGCATTATCTACTGGGACTGGTTTCAGTATTGAGGGAATGTTTGATGAAAAAGTAACTTTAAAAAAAGAGGATATGGATTTTAAACAAATGAAAGATGAAATAGTAAATGACTTAAAAAGTCTTTTTGCTAAACAAGTCAAATTAGGACAAGTTAAATCTGAGGACGGAAGTCTAACGATGGAATTTGAGGGCGACATTCCAACAGCGGGCGGAATGATAAATTTAGTAACTCCAGAGGGTAATGTACCAGTGCCAGTTGGCGAGTATGTTATTGAGGACGGTTCTACGGTATCAGTTCAAGAGGTTGGAATTATAGCAAGCGTAACGGCTAAAGTTGAAGAAGTTGAAGAAGAATTGGCTGCTCCAATTGTAGCACCAAACGCTCCAGACGTTTCAGACTTAAAGCAAGCGATTAGCTCGATGCTTATTAAATTTAATTCTGATTTGGAAGCTAGGTTTGTAGCATTAGAGCAATCTAATACTGCTTTGAAAGTTGAACTTTCAGAAACGCCAGCAGTAACAAAAATAAAAGTAGCACCGATTGAAACGACTACAAAAGCACCAACTACTTCAAAAGGTAGATTGACATTAGCGATTAACGAATTTAAAAATAAAAACTAAAAAAAAATGGCAACAACAACAACAGTAAACAGCTCATACGCAGGAACGGTAGCGGGCGAAATAGTGGGGAAAGCGTTTAAAGAAGCGGACACTATTGCGAGAAATTTGGTAACAGTTTTACCAAATATTCCAGTAAAACAAGTAATCAGAAAAATCGATTACGGCAATGGCAGACAAGATTTTTCTTGTGGTTTCACGCCAGAAGGTAGTGTAACAATTGGAGAGGTTATTTTAGAACCAAAGAAAATCAAAAACGAAGCGGAACTTTGTAAAGAAGATTTTCGTAATGTTTGGGATACTGCTTCAATGGGTTTTTCAGCACACAACGACAATATGCCAGCAGACGAAGAAAGCGCATTATTAGTTGAAATATTAGCAGATACTGCGCAAGCAACAGATAGCGATATTTGGGTAGGTGATGCATCAGTTGACGGACATTTTGACGGCTTCATTCCTTCATTTTTACTAGATGCTACAGTAATTGATGTTACAGCGGTTGCTGTTACAAAAGCAAATGTAGTATCAAAAATTGAAGCGGTTTTAAATGCCGTTCCAGATGCTTTAAGACGCAAAACTGATTTAATATTTGCAGTATCAAATGACGTAGCTTTGGCTTACCAACAGGCGTTAATCGGTGCTCAAATTACAGCAGGTTTAGGTGGTACTGATGCTCAATTGAGATACGGCAATTATACAATGGAAATTGTAAACGGACTTCCAGCATCAACTATGGTAATTTACCAAAGAAAAAATCTTTATTTCGGTACTGGTCTTTTATCAGATCATAACGAAGTAAGAATTAAAGATATGGACGAAAGTTTATTGACTGGCACGGTTCGTTACAAAATGGTGTACACCGCTGGGGTGCAGTACGTGAGAGGAAACGAAGTTGTATTGTACACAACTTTCACATAGTAAATAACAAGGCGGTTGAAAATACCGCCTTATTTTAATCAAAAAAGATATGGCAGTTTGTGATTTTATAATTAACGGGCGATTACTTGAATGTAAAAATTATACGGGTGGTTTGCAGAATGTTTATTTTGCTCCTTTTGCTAAAATTGGTGCTACTATTGTAGCATCGGAATTGACAGGATTAGGCACTTTGGATGAGGTTTTTAAATTTGAGTTAAAAAATGTAGGTAACATCATAATGGAAACTGAAACGGCATCGAGAGATAACGGTACAATTTTCTATGATGGAAAACTTGATTTAGTTTTAACTGGTTTAACCGCTCCATTGGTTAACCAAGCGAAGCTACTTTCAAGAGATAGAATGTTGGTTTTTGTTCAAGACAACAATGGAAAAATTCATTTTTATGGATTAGTTAACGGTGTTGACAAAACAACAGGGACAAGAGAAATAGCGGGCGATTTAGGTGGTTTTTACGGACTTAAAATGTCGTTTCAGTCCTTAGAGCCAGATACTGCTCCGATATTGTCACCAAGCGCAGTTACTTCATTGTTGGCGATGGTTTCATCGGATTATGTAAACGATTAATATTGTTTTTTCATGGGTTGGAGGGGAAAGCCGTTAATTAATTTTAACGGCTTTTTTTATATCAAAACGAAAAAACTGTATTATATAAGTATGACAATCTTTAGACCAAATTTAGCCATTCAAAACGTTACAGTTATACCAAGATATAACGCTCCTATTATTACGCTTAATTTAAAAAATGAGGGCTTAGGAACTTTTGAAACTTTCAACAATATAAATACTACTTATTCAAACGGGTATTGCAATTTTGAATTTGAAAAGCAAGTCCAAGAGGGTGCAAATTTTGAGATTGAAATAAAGGATGGTATTACTACAATTTTCAGAGGCAAAGCGTTTGCGACTGATGAAACGGATTTACAAAATTATAAAATAAATGGGTGATATTAGAGCAATCAGTTTAAGTTCGCATCTTACGAAAGTTTTTGAAGAGTTTAAAACAAGTGGTAAAAAGTATATTTTAAACGGTAAAAATAATAGCGGCTATGATTACGTTATTAACCGCTACAAATATAGTCCTACTAACTCAGCAATTTTAGATAGTTACTTTTCATTTATTTATGGGAAAGGATTAACCGCTAGTTATTCAATTGATCAAGCCGTTCAAATGGCGGTTATTAAAAAGCTATTTAGAAAAGATGAAGTGCGTAAAATTGTAAAAGATTTTACTTTATTCCGTGAGGCAAGTTTTGAAATTATATTGGGCAAGTCAGGAAACGAAATTGCAGAAATTAACCATTTGCCAAAGCATAAAGTAGCACCAAGTGAAGTTGATGAGTTTGGTGAGATTAACAGTTATTTTTATTCTTATGATTGGAGCGATTTACGTAAATATCCAGCAGTTGAAATTCCAAAGTTTGTACAAGGCACTAAAGAAAAAAGAACTGTTTATGTAATATCTGAATATACAATTGATAATTTTTATTTTGCAAGACCAAGTTATTATTCGGGTTTGAATTATGCGGAATTGGAAGAGCAAATATCAATATATTGTATTAACCATATTAAAAACGGATTGAGTGCTGGTCACATTATTAATGTAAACGAGGGTATAATTGACGATGAGGTTAAAGACCAATTTGAGAAAAACATTATTAAAAAATGGACTGGAAGCGAAAACGCAAACAAGTTTATTTTGTCTTTTAATTCCAATAAAGAAAACGCTACTACTTTAGAAAGCGTACAAGTATCGGATGCGCATCAACAATATCAATTTTTAACAGAAGAAGCACGCAAACAATTGCTAGTAGCTCATAAAGCCGTTAGCGGTGCAATGCTAGGAATAAATACTTCGAGCGGTTTTAGTTCAACAGCGGATGAGATAGAAGTGGCATTTAATGAAACAATGTTAAACGTTATTAAACCGATGCAGGATGTTTTAACAGATGGTTTTGAGTACGTTTTAGGGCAAAATAACATTACTTTACAATTAGAGTTTGAAAGGTTAAGAGCTTTAAAAATAGAGCCGTTAGCGACTGTTAAAATGGCTGAACAAAAAAAAAGCAATCTTGACAATGAAGTAGCGGATGGTTTAATAGCTTTAGGTGAAGTTGTTGATTTAAATGAGTGGGATTTAGTGAGTGAGGCGGTTGTATGCCACGATGACGATGACAAATTTTACTCATTTGCTTCAACAGGAACGGCAATACCAAACGCAAAGAGTGAAAATGATAGCAAAGATTACAAAGTAAGGTATAAATACAACGGCGTTTTAAGTGATAATAGCCGTGAATTTTGCGTTAGAATGATAAATGCAGGTAAAGTATACCGAAAAGAGGATTTAGAGAGTATGAATAGCTTAGTGGTTAACGAGGGATGGGGCGAATATGGCACAGAACCTTATTCTATTTGGAAATTCAAAGGCGGTGGAGCGTGCAGGCACAACTTTGTGAGACAAATTTACGTTTCGAAAGGATTTAAGATTGACATAAACAGTCCTTTAGCTTTACTAAATATGATAAACATAAACGAGGCAAGGCGTGACGGTTTTAACAAAGAATTAAACGATTTAGAAGCGTTTGTAGTTCCAAATACACTTCCGAAAAATGGATTTTTACATAAATAAACTATGATACTACTAATAACACCACAGCAAGTAATCACAAAAACGCCAATAGGTGGGAATGTCGATTTTGATAAAATCGTTCCTTGTATTGAGGACGCTCAAATAACAGATTTAGAGCCGTTAATCGGTTCTAAATTGTACGACAAAATCATTCTTGAAAAGACAAACAACACTTTAAGCGGTTTATATTTAACATTGTACAACGATTTTATAACCGACTACCTAATTAGAGCGAGTGCAAAGAACTTACTTTTGGTTTTAGCGTACCAAATGGTTAACGGTGGTGTTTACAAACATACGGCAGAAAATGCTGAGAGCGTTTCTAAATCCGAAGTTGATTTCTTAATGGTGCAACAACGTTCGAAAATGGAGTTATACGGTTTAAGAATGCAAAAATGGCTATCAAAAAATAAAATTACTGAGTATTCAGAAGTTAGCGAAACTGTAAATAGAAAAGGTCAAAATGTAGGCAGTTGGTATGTAGGTAATAGAGGCAGTTGTAATAAATCGGACGAATATTTATGAAAAATAAAAAAGTAAATATAGCAAGGGTTCGTAATGAAGATAAACTTAAAAAATTCTTATTTAAAAAGCAAGTAAAAAATGGCAAAGCAAATAATTAATGTAGGTACAACGGCTAATGATGGCACGGGTGATAAGGTTAGAAACGCCTTTATTAAAGTAAATGCAAATACAGATGAGCTTTATGACGATGGCGGTGATTTTATAACCGTTACCGACCCAACAACAGCACTACCAGCTTTGTTAAATGTGGCTTTGGAAAATATAAAT